ACAGGAGCGGCAAGTATCACATTATGGAAAGAAATCCACAAGGAAACATCTGCTGTTTTATTGTCTGCATCAGCTCCCATATCCAACGGGGCTAAGATATTAACATAAACTTCTACCCAGTCGAAAAAGCCATTGGCTAGATCAACATAATGTGTAGGAGCTATGTATGGTATAGTGAGTGTAGCCTCGGAGTCACGAGCATCAAGGATAACATTTGGTAATTGTGTCTTTTGAAGCATGAAATGGTTATTTGTTCCCAAATGACCACTAGTACTACCCTGAGGAAATACACTCATTAGCAAAGCACCTTGTTGAAATGGGTCTGCATTTAACTGCAAGCGCATTTCAACATCAGCGCTAACTAAATTGTATCCAGCAAGTTTGTCTGTATATACGGGATTACCGTATAATACTGATAAAATACTGAATGGAGTAAAGAGATTCTGACCTTGTGTCAAATTAGTCTGCCAAGCAGTCTGATTTATAAGCCAAGGTCTCTCTAAGAACTGCTCAATCATAGTAAACTGGTTGGAGTAGTCATCAATACGCTCCCGGACATTGAGTTTGGTAGCGACGGTGGTTTCTCCAGCTGTCATAGTTGTTGTGAGTAAGTGTTCTACTGTTGTTGGGGCGTCCATAACCGGTCGCCCATAGGTGTGCTCTTCTCTATTATCTTCTGATGCGGTAAGCACTCGCAACAGATCGTCAAGTTCTTCTCTCTTGAGTGGTGAAGTTCGTTGGTCATCACGTGTTATTGGAGATATGGAAGTGGATGATTCGTTAGAATCTAATTGACCTGGGGGACTAACCCAAGGCAATGACATTGTGTAACCCAGAGACTGCGCTAGTCGTGCGTAATCTTTAATACCTTTAAGATCTTCTGGGGAGATATCCTCTAATGCTATTCCAACATAGAGGGATCGGGCTGTTTTGTCTGACAACCCTCCTATTGCCGCAGCAAGTGCTAACTCATAGCATGAATAAGGTGAGACATAATCAAATACACTGAAACTTATAAAGTTTACAGTACTTTTGACTGACTCATGTTTTTCACGACCATGAAGTGACACTTGGCGGTAAAACTCATCAATGACTTGGTTATGTTCCAGCAATTTATTGTCGCTGAAATATATCATGCCAAGGATGGAAGTCCATGCTAATGCGAATACGTACCTATCGTACTCATCACACCACCGGACATTATGTTTACAGAATCCGAATTCCGAAAGTTCTGATGATCTTGTTTCCAATTTCATAAAACCTCCGTCTATCTTCTTCTGCGCCGTAGTGACAACCATGTTATTCCGAGCGAACGCATATTTCAGCGCTTCGAAATCCATGAATGCTATCACCGGCGAAATCGACAGTACACTATCGTCACCTAGAAAATATCCCAGAAATCCACGTTCAAGTTCCCTAAAAGGGAGCATCCCGTGGACGGATGGGTCATATTCCATGTAATCAATACCTATACATTTTTCAATGTAAGTTATTAATAGCGCATAACGATTATCTATGGCGTTAGAGACGGTGTTAAAATCAAGCGTTTCATAAGATCCGCTGATCATACCTTGCCTCCATTCGTAGAAAACTAGTGTCTTAACTAACTCCTTGGTATTAGGGTTCATCCTAATATGAGCCAAGTGTGTAGCATACATCAGATTTTCTATAATGGTCCCAATTGCAATGTACTGCTTATCAGGCATGTCAAACATGACATCCCTGATCAAACGGTAGACTGATTGGAATTTATGACGCCAATAGGTAGTATCCCATCCACTATGGTCAGTGTCCAATATTTTATTATTGACCCTGAGCATGACAGACATGATATGCGTGTCTATGGAGTTTGGATTTATGCCTAATGCAAGACCTGAGGATAATCCAGCTTCCTTAAGTACTTGTGAAAAGCACGAAAGCTGTGTTTTATCCCCGACGATTGCATCTTGGTCATACCCACAAACTGCACGACATTTGGCTTCCCAGACTTTCTCTTCTGGCAAAACCTCACATTTACCGAATTCATTAATAAGTGTAGGCGTGATTACCCTGTTTTCACAGTTTAAAACGCGCTGTTTACACATAGCTATGAATTCTTGACCTTGAGGGCTAGAAAAATCCAGACCATCATCAGTTCTCCTGACGATGTCCTTCTTACTCCAACCCTTAAGGATAAATGTGCCACCTGGACTGGTGGTGGTGGATAATGGACGCTCAC